TCCGGGAAAAGGCCGTACAGCCTGCACGAAATCACGCTGGATGAGGCGATTGCAGACGGACTGTACAGGCGGATTGCCATGCGAACCGGAAAAACATGGTCCCCGGAAGCCGAGGCGACGTGGCGGCAACGGCTTGTTGATTTTTACGGGGACGATGCGGACGAAGAACTGTTCTGTATTCCGTCAAAAGGCAACGGCGTGGTCTTTACGCGCCCCATGGTCAAGGCGGTCATGCAGGCAGATGTCCCGGTTATTGAGTGGTCACGACCTGAAAAATGGGAAGAGCTTCCGGAGCATATCCGCAGGGCGGAATGCGAGGAGTTCTGCAACGATTCGCTGGCTCCGCTGCTGGCCAGTCTTCCGAAGAAACCACACTGGTTTGGAGAGGATTTCGGCAGAAGCCAGAATCTGACCGTCATCTGGCCCGGACATCAAACCGAAGACACGTCCATCCGAGTTCCCTTTGCAGTCGAACTGTTCAATATCCCTTTCCGGCAGCAGGAACAAATCCTCTTTTTTATCCTTGATCACTTGCCGCAATTCGCGGGCGGCGCAATGGATGCGCGTGGAAACGGTCAGGCGCTCGGTGAATATACTATGCAGCGTTATGGCGAGGATCGGATACGCCGGATCATGCTCTCGGACAAGTTTTATCTGGAATGGTTCCCGCGATACCGGGCGGCCATTGCAGACCGGGCATTCCTGATACCCGAAAATGACGGCGTGATGGACGATCACCGGGCAGTGAAAAAGATAAAGGGCATCATGAAAATTGACGACACGCAGAAGCCGTCCGGGAAGATGAAGCGGCACGGTGATTCCGCGATTGCCGGATTGATGCTGAATCATGCTGTCGAGGAAATCCCGTATTACGGGAGTATCCCTGAAGTATCCAGCGCCCGGCCTGACGTAATCGGGACGATAGCGAACGGATACAGTACCGGACGGATAGACTGGAGCGCTTACTGATGCCTAAAATCTGGATAAATGAACGTGAAGCTGTCGATATCGACAGGGAACAACTTTCCGGCGAGATCGCAACGGACAGCCGTTTCCGGGGAGTTGCGGAATCATTCGCGTGGCTCCCTGATCCTGATCCGGTGCTGCGTCGTCTGGGGGCGGATATTCAGGTTTACCGGACCCTGCTGTCCGACGCGCACGTCTGGAGCTGCTACGATTCCAGAAAATCCGGGACGCTGCGGCGCGAATGGAAGATCGTCGCAGCATCGGAAGGCGGCTCTCAGGCCGCAAACCAGAAGGCGCACGAACTCTGCAAGTCAGTAGCCGGGCGCATCGGGATGCGCAAGCTGATATCCGATATTCTTGACGCTCCGTTTTTCGGGATGTCGCCGATAGAAGTGGTCTGGCAATATACAGGCGGGCAATGGATACCGGGTCGGGTTGTCGGCAAGCCACCGGAATGGTTCACGTTTGACGAGGAGAAGAAACTCCGGTTCCGGGAACTCGGATCACTCACCGGCGTAGCGGTTCCGGCGCTCAAGTTTCTCTTGCCCCGGCATCACGACTCATACCTTAACCCCTTCGGAGAGCGCCTGCTGTCCCGGTGTTTCTGGCCGCTCACATTTAAAAAGGGTGGGTTTCGCTTCTGGTCGATCCTGATGGAAAAATACGGAATCCCGTGGGTCATCGGCAAGGTTCCGCGAGAAACGCTGACCGCAGACCGCGAGATGCTGAAAAGCCGTCTGGTGCAGATGGTTCAGGATGCCGTCGCTGTCATCAATAACGACGAGTCTGTGCAATTCGGGGAAGCGAAAAATACCGCAGCAAATTCGGGCATGTTCGAGCGGATGATTGTTGTCTCGGACAAGGAAGTTTCAAAGGCAATCCTGCACCAGACCCTGTCTACAGAGCTGGACCAGAGCGGTTCCCTTGCCGCGACTCAGGCGCATCTTGATGTCAAGGACGGTGCGACTGAAAGCGACGGAACCCTTGTCATTGAGACGGTTAACACGTTGTTCCGGTGGATAACTGCCCTGAATGTCCCGAATGCCATGCCGCCGAATCTGGAGTGGCAGGCAGATGAGGATATTCAGAAAGACCGGAGTGAGCGTGACAACAACCTGAACAAGCAGGGCGTACAGTTTACAGAGCATTATTACAAACGTGTGTACAACCTTACGGATGAGGATTTTGTGCTTTCAACTCCGTCGCCTGCCGGAAACGGACCGGCCTTTGCCGAAGGAACTGACCCGGCAATACAGGGGGCAGAGGACGCGGCGGGTATCGCGGACAACGCGGCTCTGGCTGCACAGTCCGAAATGGATAACATGCTGGCTCCGGTAATTGAGATGATTCAGGGGGCAAAATCTTTTGAGGAGATAGACGCCGCGCTTTATCGCCAGTACCCGAAAATGACATCCGATGAATTCCAGCGACTGATGGGCCGGGCGATGTTTGCAGCCGGTATGGTTGGCGCAACAGCAGTAATGGATGAGGCAAGGGAATGATTGAAATAACGGCTCACGAACAGGCTTTTGCCCGCGCCCGCATTATTCCGGTAGCTGTGCTGGAACGTATGAGGTGCGAGGTCAGAAAGGCAATGACTGCCACAACAGCAGTACAGGATGAGGCAAGGAAATGATCGAAAAGCTCAGAGAACAACTGATTGAACATGAAGGAATGCGCAGGTATCCCTATCGCTGTACCGCCGGAAAGCTGACCATCGGCGTGGGGCGGAACATACAGGAGCGCGGGATTTCGGAAGCCGAGGCAATATATCTGCTCAACAATGACATTGAGGACTGTGTTGCAGATTGCCATGTGATTTTTCCTGATTTCGACAGCCTGACCGAAAACCGGCAGGTCGCCCTGCTGGACCTGCGGTTCAACCTCGGTCCGGGGACGTTCCGCACTTTCAAGCGGATGATTGCGGCTGTCCGGCGTGGTGACTACGCAAGTGCGGCTGTGGAACTCAAAAAGTCGCGGTGGTCCGGACAGGTCGGCAAGTCCCGGTCCGGCAAAATTATTGAGCAGATGAGAGACGGCTGATGGCGACCGAACCTGTCCTGCGAACCGCATGGAATCAGGATTTCAGCGAGATACTCTCCTTTTTTAAAAAGAAAGGATATGCGCTTTCTCCGAAATCATGGCGGGATTTGTGGCAGGCCGCTCATGCACGGGCGTTTACCGTCGCGCGCGTAACAGCAATGGATGTGCTTGAGGACATCCGGGGCGAGGTCGAAAAGGCGATCACCGCCGGGCTGACGCTGGATGAATTCAAAAAGAACCTGAAGCCGATACTGGAGCGGAAGGGCTGGCTTGCACCCAAAGGCGAGGCCGCGCTGCTGGAGCTGCCGGATGGAACTGTCCGCAAGAGGCTGACGGGACATCGCCTGATCACGATATTCCGTACAAATGCGAGTGCGGCCTACAACACCGGGCGCTGGAAACAGCAGTACGCGACCCGGAAAACGCGCCCGGCCCTGCAATACCGCATTACGCCCAAACCCAACAATCGGGCGGATCACAAGGCGCACGACGGCGAGGTTTACGACATAGAAGATAAATTCTGGTCGTACTGGTATCCGCCGAACGACTTTAATTGCGGGTGTTACGTCAAGTCGCTCTCCTTGCGGCAAATGGAAGCGCGGGGCCTGAAAATGCAGCCGAAGGACAGGAAAATCACGGACATGCCCGGTGAGGGATGGGAATACAACCCCGGAAAAGCGGGTCTGGACGCATGGCAACCCGACTTCGCAAAATACACGGATGAGGCCCGCAAATTATTAAAAGAGACGCTGAAAGGGTAAAAAAAATGGATGTGATACTGGACCTCGCAAAAAACGCATATGACGCATACGGCAAGACAACTGATTACAAAAACTTCATGGGAAACCAGATGCCGGGATGGGATGACCTTCCGGTGAGTATTCAGCAAGCATGGTGTGCCTCTGTTATCAGCGTCGTTGACACACTCAGGACTCTGAAATCAGGAGAAAATAAATGAGTATTTTTGGCTTAATTACATGGCAGCCTGTTACGTCACAGGCATTTATGCAACCTCGTTTTACGCAATGGCCACTGTGCCTGCATCGCTGCTGCTCAAGGTCAGATAGGGGCAGGATATGTCTGATCGCATAAGCGCAGATACCGCAGAGGTTCAGGAGCTTTTCAGGAGCCTGCTGAGAAGGGCAAGTGATCTGACGCCTATTTCCAGCGAGCTGGGCGAGATCGGCCTGACGGATATTCAGGATCATTTCGAGCAGGGCGGTTATCCGGCTGGGTCGTGGAAAAAGCTCCGCAAGGTGACAATCGCACAGCGCCAGAAAAAGAACCTGTGGCCGGGCCTGATCCTTGTGCGGCACGGCGTGGCGGGCGGGCTTCTGGGGGCGGTCAATTACAGGGCATTCCCCGGCGGCGTGGTCTGGTCCGCAAACAAGCCCTATGCCCGGATACATAACGACGGCGGCATGGCAGGCCGGGGCCGCAAGGTCCGTATCCCGAAGCGGGAATACATGCTGTTTTCCGACGAGGCGATTGAGGAAATGATGGATGCGATTGCGGAGTGGATCGTGGAGGGAAGCGATTGAAAAAGGTACTGAACGATAAGTGGATAGTCGTTTTCAAGGGCGGGAAACATGTGGATTCCGCCGGTGTGGAACGCGACGGGGACGCACTGATTGATCAGGCTGTTGCACAGTTTGACCCGGCATATCATGAGCCGCCGATCTGTGTCGGGCATCCTGAACATGATTCCCCGGCGCACGGCTGGGTCAAGGGCCTGAAGTCAGCGCCCGGCAAGGACGGGAAGCTGCTGCTTATAAAGCCGGGCGACGTTCCTCCGCAGTTTGAAGAGGATATCAAGGCGGGAATGTACCGGAAATGGAGCGCTGCATTTTATTCGGCTGATCACCCGGACCCGAAACTGCGCGGCGCTTTCAGGCACGCGGCAATTCTGGGGGCAATGGTTCCGGCAGTCAAGGGCTTGCCTGCGATACAGTTTAAAGACCCGGACGGCGAGTACATCCGTTTCGACCAGGATGGTGCACTGGAATTTGCAGACACCTCTCCGTGGACGTGGCAGTCGCTCAGACAGCTTGCCCGTAATCTCCGCGAGTGGATCATCGAAACAGACGGCAAGGACAGGGCGGATTCGGTTGTGCCGGGTTATCTCGTTGAGGATATCGAAAATGAAGAAAACCGGCAGGCGAACTCCCCGCCGGAAGGAGAGGGAATGAGTTTTACAGAGGCACAGGTAAACGAAAAGATCGAAGCGGCAAAGGCGCAGGCGAAAGCCGAGGCAGAGGCCGAGGCAAAGGCCAGATATGACCGTCAGATGCAGGCGCAGGCAGCGCAGAAAGAGGCAGTCGAATTCTGTGAAGGGCTTGTTCGTGACGGCAAATTGCCGCCTGCACTCTGCACGGATGACCTGAAGACCTTCGTGGCAAGCCTTGAAGGCGGTGGCGAACTGGAGTTCTCCGAAGGCCGGAAGCAGCCGCAGGGCAAGTTTTTCCGGGAATGGCTGGGCGGGCTTTCAGAATCCGCGCTGTTTTCCGAGATCGCAACAACCTCAACTGCCGGTAAAATGCAGCATCAGGAACCGTTCGGTCCGAACGATATGCTCGAAAAGATGTAAGGAGACGACATGACGATATATGGCAAAGTCGGTGATGTTGAATATGAGGTCATAGAGGTAAAGGGGTCTGCGCATCCGCCTGTCGTGAGGACATTTGCAATACAGGAGACTTCGGGGGTATGGCCTCCGGGCCTTCTTGTCGCCCGCGATACGGCAACAAACGAGCTGATCCAGTATGTCACAGACGGCTCTGTCGGGTTCTTCGGGGTGATGGACGAGAGTGTGGACCTGTCCCTGAACGGTTCAGGCAACTGTATCATACACGGGTCCGTGCAGGCGGCGGTTCTCAAAATCGGGGCCGATACGCAGGCCGCCCCGGATGATACGCTTCTGATGACCATGCTGGATGGTGGTGTTTACCCGGAATAATTGCAACTAAAAAGAGGTGGATATGTCTATAACCGATGTTCAATCACTGTTTACCATCCAGGCGATTGCACAGCGCCTGAAAATTATGCCACCGCTCCGGTCAAGTATCATGGATACAGTATTCACAGACCGTGTAGCCTGGGGACTGCCACGACTGTCGAGGGAGAAGATTTATTCCGCTGTCAAGACATTGCCCCTTGTCCGCCGTGGAGCGCCGTCGATTCCCGTGGGTAATCCGTCAGGCGGGTTTGAGTGGTACGCGCCGCTTGCACTGCACCCGAACAAGGTAATAGCTGCGAGCGACTTTAACGACAGACAGTTACGAGGGCTGGTAAGCCTGGAGCAGTGGGCCGCAGAGATCACAGATGAACTGCGCCGGGGTATCCATGAATCGACAGAGGGCATGGCATCAACTGCATTGACCGGAAAAATATCATGGCCTGTCAAGATTGAGGGCGGATACGAGCCGTATGAGGTTGATTTCGGGACACCGCTTGAGGTGGCAGTCGAGACAAAGCTGACCGGGACATCAAAGCCCAACGCCGTATTTGATATTATACAGGCACAGGAAGAGCTTGTGAATGATAACGGGTATGGCGGCACTTACGATATTTTCGCCGGACGGACTGCGTATTCAACGATATACCAGATAATCCAGGGGTCTACCTCAACGGCTAAAATAAGTTTGGGGATATCTGCCGCCGGGATTGATGTCGGCGGCTATATTGTCAAGCGAATGGGGGAGAGATATCGCAATCCGCAGACAGAGGAAATGGTTCAGAAGGTCGGAGACAAGGATATCCTGTTTGTCGCAAAGGATGCCGGACATCGCCTGTTTTACTGCGCTGTGGACGATCTGGCTGCGAAGCTTCAGCCCATGCCCTTTTTTATCAAGTCAAAAGAGATTGATGACCCGTCCGGCTACAAGCTTATTGCACAAAGCAAGCCGTTCCCGGTCGTCAATGTCCTCGGAATCTGCAAGGCGACGGTAATCGCATAAGGAGCCGAAGATGGAATTGCTGTGCAGTATTGATGATCTGAAATCAAAGCTGACGGAAAATCAGCTGATTAACGTGACGGACGATGAGGGAACCGGTGAAGTCAACACAGACCGGGCGCTCGCGGAAATCATAAATGCGAGTGCGGAAATATATTCCTACACCGACGGCAGGTATATCCGCCCGTTTGATCCGGTCCCTGTGATTCTCCGGAAATACTGCGTGGATATAACGGTGTACAACCTGTTCCAGCGGTCCACCGGGGCACCGGAACACATTATCCGCGACAGGGACAACGCTATCAAGTTCCTCACCAATGTTGCAAAGGGGCAGGCGCATCTGGATCTGCTGGTGCCGGAACCGGAAACACAGGATGTGTCTCCGCAGGCACCGCGCATTGACACCCGTGTCCAGATTTTCGGGCCGGATACACTGGACAGGTATTAGCAGATGGACAGGCTGTTGATTGCAGTACAGGCGGCACTTCAGGCCGGGCTTTCCGGCCTGAGAGACAGCGATATTTTTATAGCCCCGCATCCTGACTATGTGCGTCCGGGATCGCGTTTCCCGGCAATCGGAATAAAAGACGGCCCTGTGGAACGTATTGAGGATTTCGGGGGACAGCTGACAATCCGGCGGTCTGTCCATCTGTGCCTGTTTACGCAGAATGTGAAGCCAGACGGATCAATGCTTTTCGAGCTTATCGGGCTTGTAAGGGCTGTTCATACGGTTCTGGATGCCAGCACGCTTGATCTTGACCGGTATATCAGCGCTTTTTGCAAGAAAGAATCGGAGAGCGTCCTGCTTTACGAAAATGAGGGGGCCGGGGCGTACCTTCAGAAAATACTCACATATCAGTACGAAGCAGAGGAAGACAGATGAAAGGATACAAACTGAAACCGGGACAGCCGGGATTTGCAATCGTGGACGGGCCGTACCGGGGGAAAAGATTTGAACCCGGAAAGCACTATTCCGGGGACGAGATTCCGGCAGACCGCATGAACCGGTTTGTCCCGGCAGATACCCCGGCGAATGATGCAGCCGGACCGGTCAGTATTAACGATCCGGGCGATGAAGGAGACTACTGATGGGGACAGGATACAGGGCAACAGAGAACCTGATCGCGGTCATGTGGAATACGCGGGAAGCGGCCTACAATTCCGGCGGCGTACCGGACACAACCTTGCAGCTTGCGGCAGGCGATATATTCACGATTGATCCGAAGCGCGAAGACGATTCGGAAGAACAGACCGGGGTTGAAGGACCAACGCGGATGTACGACCTCGGCGTTTCCGGCTCTTCGGCTAGTTTTTCATTCGACAAATGCCAGCCCCAGCACGTTGCCGGACTGGCCGCATTTGGCATGGGGAATGTTGTGACGACAGCAGCGGGTTCGGGCTTCCTGCACACCATTACGCCGATTCGCGGTGATCTGGATGTCCGGCGCTCCAACCCGTCTTTCTGCGGATCAATGCGTTACGGCGATACGGTCCTGAAGCGCAGGCTTGACGGACTGGTCGTGGATTCGTTCACCCTGTCGGCATCAGTGGACAGCTGGCTCAAGATTACCGGCCAGATCAAGGGTTCCGGCAAACATGCAGACAACATCGTCAAGGAGATTGTCTCCGCGCTGGATAACGTAACAGAGCTGACCCTCGCGGCAAACGGCGTACACGGGGCGGATGCGGATGCCCGGATTCAGGGCGTCCAGTCAATCGAGGCCGAGATCGAGGCCGGTGTCTGGATACCGGTTGTGGTTACGGCGGTGTCGGATGCAACCCCGGCGGTGATCACGATTGAGAGCGCAGGCGGCGCAGGAACGGAAACGATATCTTACCGCATCATTTACCGGCCCGTGGAGTCCGAAGCGTGGATGACCTTTCCGGATCGGGTACAGGAATCGCCTCTCCGGGTTTCGCAGGTGCAGGTGGCGTTCGGCGGCAAATGGACCGGTACGGAGTTCAAGGGCGGTCGCAAGATGCAGTGTGAGCTGAAGTCCTTTGAATGGTCGTTTAATAATAACGGCAACACGAGTGTCTGCTTCGGCGAGAGCGGAGACTATGCAGGCCGGTATTTCCGGGACGGTCGCAGTCAGACGGTGAAGGTGGATCGCGAGTTCCGGGATATGGTTATCCAGCAGAAACTCACGGACAACGATGTGTTCGGAATTCACCTGCTGGCCGAGGGCGCGGAATATGACACCGGGCATAAATTCACGGTCGAGGTCATTCTTCCGGCGCTGGGAATTAAAACCGCAACACCGGGGGTTGACGGAAAGAAGCTCTCCGAAAGCGTTGAATTGCAGGTGTTTGATGGTTCTGTTTTCGACAGCGCAATTGTGAGAGTCAAGAACCTCGTGGACGCATACGCAGCGGCTGCGTAACATATAAGTTTTTAAAAATAAAAGGAGAAGAAACATGCGGATTCTGTGTTCCGATGAATATAGCGAGATGACCATCCTGGACGCCCTTTCCAATACGGATGTACTCTTTTATTACGAGATGCCGTCCACCACGCTCCGTGAGAAGTTTCAGAACGAGTGCGTCAAACGCAAGGGGAATGACTTCAAGGTCGGTGATCTGCCGAAAATCCGGCTCAAATACGGCAGGATGATTCTGCGCGGATTCCGGCCCGGCGATTTCGGGAAAAAGGTAAACGGCAAGGCCGTGCCCCTGTCGTCCGAGCCGGGTCTGGAAGGGTTTCAGTATGACCCGGACTGGAAAAATACTGTATGCAAGGATGCCGGATATCTCGTGTCCCAGTTTGCCATGACCGTGTTCGAGAACCCGTCAAAAGTCATGGCGCAGGAAGAGCTTGATGACCAGGCAGATGAATCTGATGAGACGGAAGCATCGGATAGTGATGAAGACGTCGGGAATGATGCGGAAAAAAACTGAGCAGGGATCTTGCGGCAATCCGGAAGGGGCTTTGTACGCCTGAAAAAGCCCGGAAATGCAGGGCCCAGTACGGCCAGTATCTGGACTGGGCCTGCAGGAAATGCCCGGAAAAGCGGCAGTCGGACCTGAGTATGTACACTCACAAGCTGATCCGGGCAGTTTCATTGATGGACGCAGGATTCCGCTATGATAACGATGATTTCTCCGCCGAAGAGTGGCTGGATATTTCAAGGGTTCGCAGGGTGTTATACCCGGACAGGCCGTTCTGTCCGTTCGTTATGAGAAAATAGAGGCGTATGGCAGCAAACAGCGGCACAATCAGAATCACAATCTCCGTTAATGACAGCGGTGTCAAAAGCGCCGGTCAGTCCATGCAGGGTCTGAACAGCATTACGCAGCAGACGATAAAGACCCTCACCGGACTTGCTGCCTCAATCGTGTCCATCAGGGCGATGACAAATGCGATTGAGGAAACGGTGCGGATTGGCGCGCAGTTTGAAAAGGCGATTGTGGGCGTTGCCGCTGTCATGCGTCTTGATCAAGCGACAAAAGAAGGCGTTGCCAATTTCCAGATGCTCCAGTTCGCTGCCGAGCACATGGGTGCGGTTACGGAGTACAGCGCGACCCAGAGCGCGAACGCCCTGAAGTACATGGCAATGGCGGGATGGGACGCGGAGACAAGTGTACAGGCGCTCCCGAAAGTCCTTGATCTTGCCACAGCCGGAAATCTTGATCTTGCGACCGCATCCGATATCGTCACCGATTCCATGACCGCGCTGGGGCTGGGTGTGCAGGATCTGGGGCATTTTAACGATGTCCTGATCGGCACGATTACCCGCTCCAACACGGACGTGCAGATGATGGGCGAGTCGCTGAAATACGTCGCCCCCATTGCAAAGAATTTCGGGCTTGAAGTCGAGACCACAGCCGCGCTGATCGGCACGCTGGCCAATGCCGGTATCAAGGCAAGCGACTCCGGAACCGACCTGAGACAGGCCCTTGTCCGTAACCGGGATGCAATCGAGGCACTCTCAAAAGAGACCGTGAATTATGCGGGCGCTGCCGAAAAACTCAATCTGAAAAATGCCAGTTTTATAGATGTTCTCAAGGCTGCCAAGGCCGCGCACTGGGATGTGAACAAGGTCACAGATGAGTTTGGTATGATCGCATCCAAGTCTGTTCTGGTCCTCATGGACAATATTGACCAGTTCGAGAAGCTGCAAGGCGAACTCAAGAAGACATCCGAAGGACAGGGCGAGGCCGCCAAAACCGCAGCCCAGATGCGGGATACAGTTGACGGAGCATTCAGGGGACTGTCATCCACCATCGAATCTTACGCCATCACGGCGTTTTATATGTACAAGCTCAGTATCAAGGACGCCGTACTGACCACAACAGAATTCCTGCGGGAACACAAGACAACCATCCTTAATATCGTGGACGCTGCCGTCAAGCTGGGTGGCGTGTTACTCTCAGGCGGGGCGCTCTATGCCGGGTTTGTCGGTATACCGGCCCTGATTACCGCAGCCAATACAGCCCTGACGACATTTTACATGTCCATGTATTCCGGCGAGGTTGCGGCACTCGCATTTTCAAGCTCGCTGAATGCGCTCAAGGTGTCGGCGAACCTGCTTCTGGCCGCCTTCATGGGCTGGCAGATCGGGACGTGGCTGCGCGAAAATTTCGAGATGGCCGCTGCTGCCGGAGTGTCTTTTGTCGGCGGGACAATGACATTGCTGAATGATCTTAACGCCGGTGCGCAGATTGTTATGAGCTTGCTGCATAACGGCTGGATCACGCTCTATGACAACGCGGTCGGGACGTGGATTGAGACCAAGAACAGCATTAGTGCGGTCCTTTCTGACATACAGCTGCTTTCAATAGGCCTTGTAGATGGCCT